TGGCATATGCTTCTTGCAGTGCCTGTGACTGGCCTCTACTTAAACCAAACGCATCTGGTTGTACCATTCCACCAGCACCTGCACCAGCAGTCTCACCAGCAAGCATAAGCCCCATACGACCTGATCCAAACAGATCAGACTGTAGCTGTTGACGTTCCTGTGCAAAAACGGGATCAAGAGCAGCTTGTTGCTGTGTAAAGTATTCCTGTGTGGCTTCGTCTATTCCCTTCTGGAAATCAAACTGTTCAAGAGGTTCCTGTGCTTGTTGCAAGTACTGAGACAAAAGACCAGGTGACGCAGCAAGACCCTGGCTATAAAGCCCTTGTAACCTTGGGTCAAGCTCTTGGGAAAAAGTATAGCCACGCTTGTCTCTTTCAAGCTCTGTGCTTCCAGCAAGACTTGTATAAGTGTAAGGCTGAAACTGACCGCCTTTCAACGAAACAGGTTTTGATTCTTCACCCCCACTACCAAAAAAACCTTTACTACCCATTATACTGTCTCCTCTACTGGTAACTCATAGGCTACAAAGCGTTTTTTATAACCATCATTTTTAAAAAACCTTTCCCAACCTGGACGGCCTTGTGATTCAATACAATCACAACCTATTGAGTAAGCAAACTTTTGTATTGTTGGTAACATATCTTCTTTCCATAAGTGCGATTCAAACCCACCAATAAAAAGCATAATCATTGCTTTTAGCTGTGGATAGTCAGTTGGTTCTGTCACAACAAACCCATAAATTATCTCATCATCATGAGCAACCCAAAGTTGTTGGTTTAGATTATTCTTAATACCATTCCTAATATCATTAGCTGTGAATCTTCCGTAAGTGTACTTAGCAGCATCCTCTACGTAGTCTTTAATTTGATTCCAGATACCGTCTATTTCATGATTTGGGATAATTGAGATTTTCATAGTTCCTCTGCATATTTGATAATATCTTCATACGTTACTTCGTATGCCTGTATAGATACTTCTTGGTTTTCCATCTGCTTTAACAGCCTATGTCTACCATCTATAAGTCTGTACTCTTTGTTGCATGGATTGTCTATCTTTGCCACAATAGAAGGGTAGTTTGTATCTGCTAGTTGATAACGCAAACTGGCTTTATCAATACTCTCCAACTCTTTATGGCCTATCTCCCAAATCGGTACACTAATTGGTTTTTGTTTTCTAAAGTTAATTAGCTTATACAAATTTTTACAGTTTACTTTTAGTGGTGTATCTAGTATAGACCATTCTTCAGTCATTAGATGAATCATATAACCTAAAACCTATACTAACCCTATCACCAAAAGAATAAATACAGTGCCACAGCTTTTCTTCACCATCTTTAATATCAAACTCTTTAATACTAACTCCAGGTTTATCCCATTCAGTAATAACCTTGTCGTCCTTGATGTACCTAAAAAAGCTATTCCCATCAGAGTAAACAATATATACTCTTTTACATGGTGCATTTGAGTTTGTATGCCATCCCATATAACCTGTTTCTGGGTAGTAAAACATGCCACTGTTAATGATGTTGTAGTTTGGATAGATCTCTTGTAACAAATGAATCAACTGGTTGTTAAGACCAGCATAACTTAGGTCTACAAGATTTCTTTCCTCAGCTACCTCTACTTCGTTTTGTGGTAATGCTTCTATACAAACTTTTTTTAAAGAGTTTTCAGTATGCCCTGTCTTGTCCTTGTGCTTTCTAATAACTTCTTTAGCAATGTCTTTAGCTTTTAAACATATCTTTGTACTTGGTGTCATAGTCTACAGCCAAAGCAAATGGTACTTTGTTAGCTATTTCTTTTGGTGTCTTGCAATCAGAAAGATTAAGATCATCAGTCAGATTTCGTAAAAGCTCTTTGTCCTTTTCAATTAAAGCAAGAATATCATCACGCTTTGAAACCATTGCTCTTACTTCATAGTTATCCAACAGCTTAAATGCTTGTTCTCTGATCTTTCTGTATTCATCAAGAAACCAAATAGAAAGTACTTCAAGGTCAAACACAAGGCTGTCACCATCAATACGAAGCTTGTCAACATGTGACGAAAAAGCAAACTCATCCGCTTTTGGATTGCTGTTATAAGGCTTTACAATAACCTTAGATTCTTTAGGAATAATCTCGGCTTCCTTTAGATCTTCAATTGACCTATCACTTACAGTTAAACTAACTCTGTTGGTTCCAACGGGGTTTTCAAAAAAATAATTGTTCATCTTGTATCCCTTAAAACAATGTTACACAAATATAAGTTGGATCAACGGATGTAATACCAAACATTTGTGTTGCGTTACCATCAGTGTCAGCAGCACTAAAAATTCTATACTTGTTGTATGTTTTTATTGCTCTGATATTAAAAGAACTTATTGCTCTGGTATTAACAAAACAATTGTATAGTGTCAGATCATCATCAGAATTCGGCCCAGTAGTAGAAGTTGGATTTAATGGTGATTGATTAAGTACACCCTGATCCACATTGCCTATTGTAATTGCCCAGTTTGATGTGTCGTCCCTAATAGATGAATCACAAGAAATAGTATAATTACCTGTTCCATTTTTAGTTAGTGTTAAGTTCTGTGATGCAATTGTAGTGGCAGTAGAACCATCAAAAGCAATAAACCCTCTAGCAGCATTAATCTGATTTTGCACAAAAGCAGTGGTGGCAATGCTTGTATCGTTATCCCCAGCTGACGGAGTTGGTGCTGTTGGGTCTCCAGTAAAAGTTGGAGAATCAATATCTGCTTTTAAATCAATGGCCGCTTGTAAAGTTGCTTCTAAAGTATTATCAGCAGTAGTAACAAAAGCAGTGGTAGCAATCTGTGTTGTGCTTGTTCCAGAAGCAGCGGTCGGTGTTAATGGGGTGCCAGTAAGCGTTGGACTAAGTGTGTCTGCTTTAGTTCCAATGGCTGTTTGTATTGCACTAAACTCATCGTCAATCTCTGTACCCTTGACGATCTTATTAGCATTACCAGTAGCCAAGGCATCCTTTGATGCAAAGTCTGTTGTTTTTGAATAGTTACTCATTAAATAGTCCTACCTGTTTTAGCATAAACGTCTAGTTTCTGTACGCTTAGTTGTGCGCCATCAATTACTGTTTCAATACCCAACTGCACAATGGAACCATTCCCTGAAACAGAATAATCCACACGATCCAACGCAATACCAGAATTATACTCAGCAATTGTATCAGCATTTGATCCATACTCAGCTACTCCATACTCTGAAATAACAAACTCTTTTAGTACAAAAGGAAAGCTAAAATAATTAGTTGTGTAGTCGTAACCAATTTTTAATACAAATGATTGTGCAGAAGAACCAATAGCTGTAACAGCAGCTCTCTTAATAATCTTATTTGCGTTCGGTGCATTAAAATCAAAGTGGTTTGTAAAGTACCTCATCCTATA